AATCGCGCAGATTTGTCTGTCCTCTATCCACGCATAGACGCTTTTATTTTTTCCCTGAACACGGCGTTTGGGGCTGATCCTCGGACGCACCGGGTCATCAAGCAGGATTGGGTCGGGTTCAAGTAGCTGGACTAGCATTTCCGCACCCATACGCGGCACATACGACCGCTCGCGCCTTTCTTTTTGCCATCGGTGTAAGCCAAGTCCAGCCGCTCTAGTTCGCTCATCCTTCGAGCGACTGCGTTGTGGTCTAGGTCTGTGCGGGCGGCTATGTCGTAGATCGTGCCGGGAATGTGTAGCGCCGTTAGGATGATGCCGTGGTGCTTGGTGGCCAAGTCTTTAGCCTGATCCGCTGCCTGGTGGCTTGTGATCGGATCGGTGTTGCGTACACGCGGGAACAACAAGTTAGGAAAGAATCGATCAAGCATCATTTTTTTATCCATTCATAGTAAAGGTTGTTTTCATGTGCCCTCACTTCTACTACCGAAAACTCAGCCGCAAACGCCCTCACGATCTCGGCTGATTCGGGCATAGCTGCTGCCCGTTCTTCTCGCGTCATGTTCTGAACGCGCACTGCTGTTGCTACCCTATCCTGCCACTTCATTCTTTTGCTCTACAGCTTTGCGGGCTTCCATCTCCCGAATGTCCATCGCTGCATCTGCTACGCCATGCCAATCAGCCTGGCGAACTTTCAGCATTAGATACGCTTGCATGATCTCTAAGTCAGTCATCGCTGCACCTGTTTGTTTTTCATGCCGTCAAGAATCGCTTTGATCTTTGCCTTGTTGCGGGAAATTTCCTCCGGTGTGATCTTGGCTTCCAACATTACCGGCGGCGTCCAATGTGACCGGCACAGCTCCACGAATTGAGGCAACGTCGGCGGTTCAAGGGGCAGACTATCCAAAGCCCGCTTGATCGTGTCCGGGCGCTGATTTGCCAGCTTCTCAGCCCATATCTGCAAAGCATTCACGATCCCAACATCCTCGCCGTCAACTACCTGGCCCGTCATCCACATCCGTAACCACTTTGAGCCGTAGTGGGCGTGCATGACTTGGAAGATTTTCTTGATCCACGCATCCGGCAACTTCTCTTTCATGGCGCACACCTCCAAAAATTGATGATCCAGTTGTTGTCAACGATTCGTGATAGCTGCCTTTCTTTTGCAGCCACTCAGCCTTAAATCCCGTCCACCCTCTTGCACACATCTCTTGCAAAGCAGCCTGTAGGGTTAACCCTGCTTTCTCAGCCTCACGCTCAATTCCCTGCAAAGCGGTTTTCGTGACCGCAGCTCGTTTAGCTTTCCGCAGAGAAACAAAATCCTGCCAAATTGCAAGTGATACGCCGTCAGGCGGTGTAGTAGTTACTTGGTTCTTGGTTAATGGTTCTTGGTTCTTGGTTCTTGGTTGGCATTGGGGGGTGTTTAGGGGGGGTATAGGGGGGCTATCGCTAGGCTTTGCCCACCTCATTGCTGCACCCTTTCTCCCGCCATCTTGCATCGCGTGATACTTGGCAAGTTCCTCGTCGCAACGCTTGTTGTGCCATACGCCGTCGTGATGCTGAAAAAACTCGGACAGGATTGGCGACACTATCTCTACCGTGGATCGGATTCGCCTGGCAACCCATGCAACATCGGTGAAAGGCTTCTCGGATTGATAGTAGAGATCAATCATTCGCCGATAGGCAATGTCCTCGGAATCGGACAAGTGCGCTGTTTGGCTTAGATAATCGCCAATGTGAAACGGGTAGAAATTCACATCAATCCTTTCGGGCATAAAAAAACCCCTACGGCTGGGTTTCAAGTCGCGGTGGAGGTGAGCGTATCCAAGATGCTCAACACAACCGAAACCCATGCGTAGGGGTTCGCTTGGATACATTCGCGCTTCCACACGCGGCCTGATTTTTTTTCAGGCAATGGTAGATTGACATGATTATTTGATCTTGTCAACAGCCTCAATCCGCTGCCCAATCCACCGCATGACAGGGACTGCCATAGAGTTCCCTAACGCCTTGTAGCGTGGGCCATCAGGCGTTTCCTTGCCCCGCAGCTTGATATCGGTGTAGCCATCAGGGAAGCCTTGAAGGCGCTCGCATTCCACCGGGGTAAGGCGGCGCACCGCCATTGATTGAACCATGACATTTTTCCCTCCGTTGTTTCTGCCTTGAGCAAAAGCAATGTCGGAAACGCATGGGTCTTGTGTGCCGTGAACGATTGTCGGTTGAGCCACAGTGTTATCAAATACGCCACCAGCAGCACACCGCAATGCGGTAACAGTGTGTGATGTTGTTTGGTTGTATGCATCAAAGGCCATGGGTTGCGCCACTAAAGTTTTTGTTTCTGCGTCATTGCGCTGAGAGCTTGTTGTAAGGCACTTGGCAAGGTCTTTCCTCGGTTTTCGGCTCGGCGCAAGATGCCCTTGCAAGCTGTGCTGCTCAAAAAGAACCGCTGCGGCACTTCTCCAGTCTCCAAGACATCCGACAACGAACACGCGTCTGCGGCGCTGTGGAACTCCGAAATACTGAGCGTCAAGAACTCGGTAGGCGAACCCATACCCGCATTCCTCCAACCCTCGAAGGAAGGAGGCAAAGTCGAGTCCTCCGTTACTGGATAGCACGCCGGGGACGTTCTCCCAAACCACCCACTTGGGCCGATACTTTGCAGCAATGGCAAGATACGTAAGCATGAGGTTGCCACGCGGATCATCCAGTCCTTTTCTAAGTCCTGCGACTGAGAAAGACTGACAGGGTGTTCCTCCAACAAGAACATCGACATTTGCATCAGGCCACTCCTTAAACTTGGTCATGTCGCCCCAATTCGGGGTTTCGGGGTAATGATGTGACAAAACTTGACTGGGAAACTTCTCAATCTCAGAGAATGCGACAGCCTCCCAATCCCACGCGCAGGAAGCCGCCTCGATGCCGCTACAGACAGAGAGGAATTTCATTGCTGTGGGACGATTTCAGCCACCATTTGAGCGATTGGGATGTAGTCAGTAGGGTTGACCTTCAGAGCGCCGTTTGTGATGCTCTCGAGCTTGTATGCGATGCCCTCGGGGATTCTGCCGCGCCTCACCCATTGGCTGACTGCCTGGGTAGTAATGCCCAATGCCTCGGCTAGTTTGCGACGATTGCCAAAATGCTGCTCTGCTTGTTCTAGTTTCATGTTTACGCTCCCGCTTTCTTAAGCCAAGCAAGAATGTCCTTGCGCCGCCATACGGTGCAAAAGTTACCAAATGGGCGAATGGGTGCAGGAAAACGTCCTGTCCTCACCCAGAGCCAAACCGTCGAGCGTTTAATCGGCAATACAGGCAGAAGGTCGCTGATACGGCAAAGCGGCGGGAGAGTTACTTCGGAGTGAACTACTACGGGTGCGGCTTTAGCCACGGGTGACGCGCTAGGCGTCGTAGTTAAGCGTTTCATTTTTAGCCTTTCAGCGGTTGGTTAAAGATAACTTGCAAACAAGCGTAGACCGGATTAAGCTATCTTGTCAAGCGACATTGATTTAGTTAAGATTACTTTACAATTTTCCTTTGCAACTTTCGTAATTGATCCAAGAACTATGTAACATTTGTCTGCGGTAACCAATTGACAACAACAAGGAGTAACGAAATGAACCTCTGCAAAAATTGCGCTCATTACAAGAAAAACGCCGACAACATTGAAGCAGGCGAATGCACACGCAAGCCGCAGTTCTCGCCTATCAGCGGGCACGTCCTGCCTACGTTCTGCAACCTTGAACGTGCAGCTTGGGGAACGTGCAAACCCGAGGGTGTCCACTTCAAGCCACGCGAATCCATAATGACTGAATCGGAACTAGATCACGAATGGGCGCGGCGCATGAATCGTGGCGAATTTGACCAAGACACTTTTGGTCGCAGACTGGTAGCCGGAACATGAACGGCGACCGCGCAGTAGCAATCGGCTACACATTAATTTTCTTACTTATTGTTACGGGGGTACTAGCATGAACAAATCCGAATCCATCACCAACCTAGCCACCGCGCTTGCAATGGCGCAGATGAACATTAAAGGCGCAATCAAAGACAGCGCCAATCCGTTCTTTAAGTCAAAGTATGCTGACCTGTCCTCTGTGGTCGAAGCGATCCGGCCTGCCTTCGGTCAATGCGGACTGAGCTATGTGCAGCGGATCGAACCATCCGACAGAGACGAAGTGCGCGTCGAAACAATCCTGCTGCACGCATCCGGTGAGTGGTTGTCCTGTGGCGTGCTGAACCTGCCAGTTAGCAAGGCAGATGCCCAGGGTTACGGATCAGCTCTAACCTATGCTCGTCGCTACAGCCTAGCTGCTGCCTGCGGTGTTGCGCCGGAAGATGATGATGGCAACGCAGCCACCAAATCAGCGCCCAAGTCAATAGCTGTTTCTGTGTGGGACACCATGCCTGCCGATGAACAAAAATTCTTGTCTGACGTTGCGGAGGAAGTCATTGCTCAAATTAATCTGAACGATATTGAAAGTGCAAAAAAATACATAGACGATCAAAATCTTGATGCTGACGAAAAAACGGCATTGTGGTCACGATTTGATTCCAAACAACGCGCAGCATTAAAGAAAGGTTGATCATGGCTTACATACCGAAACCCGGCAGCTTTACTCTGTTCAAGAATCAAAAGAAAGAAACCGACAATCACCCTGATTACAGGGGTGACGGTCTTGACCTCAATGGCGAGCCAATATGGGTCAGCGCCTGGCTGCGTGAGGGCGCTAAAGGCAAGTTTATGAGCTGCTCAATACAGCACAAGAACAAGGATCAACCCAAGCCTAAAAAAGCCGCAGGCGACTTGTCTGATATGGACGATTCGATTCCTTTTTGATCTACGGGGGAAAGCTGCTTCTGACATGGGGTTGCGACCACGCGGCCGAGCGCAGTCAGATGCAGCGAGTACCCCACCAACCGAGAAAAATAATGGATGTTCAAAGTCAGACCAAAGGATGCACTCGTCTTTTAATGAGCGTAATCGAGCTTGCAGTTCTCGACGCTTGCTTGCCACCTGTACGCCGCAACAACTCATTCAAGAAAAAGGTCAATGTCCCGCAAGGTAAGTCTCTTGATGCAGTAATGTTCTTACTAGACGGCGCGAAAAATTATGTCGAAATGGTAGGCATGGACGGGGATCGTTTTAAAGATGAATTGATCAAGCAAATGTCGAGTGATGTGCCTGGTTACTTTACCAACACCATCAAAGGCGAACAGCGCCGCAACTTTCGTTTTAATCTTCGGTGGTTTCAACAAAATCCCGCAGGCGGTAAATTTTTAACTGAGGAGGGTGAGGATGAGGTTAGCTGACGCAATACATTGGATGATGCACTACGACGCTTTGCAGCCTGATCTGATTGATGTGCAGAACTGCACGTCTGACGATCCTCGACGCTACGAAGATGCAAGGAAAAAGTGTATTGCTTATTTGCGCGAACGTAACCTCTACATCCTTGACGGCAAGTTCACGCCTACCAAAGCAGCCAACACCGACATAACTGTGCTTTTCAATCGAGTTCGTCAGCAGCATGGCGACAAACTGATACAGGTAGCCAAATGAAAACCCTACTTTGCTTTGCAGTCGTAATTCTTAGCGGCTGTGCATCGTTTCAGCCTACCGCAAGCACCACAGTACCGGAAGCTGTCAGTAGCCTACAAGTCGAAAAGGAAGTACCGCCGCTGTCCAGGCTTGAAGTCATCAATGGCATTGGGGAGTGCGAGAAGGCCGGTATGCGCCCTGTGGTCATCAGCACCAAGCGCAAGGTCAACAATCAGTTAGTGCCTTCTGTGGTGGATGTAACGTGCCTGCCCAAGCTCTGAAGCCTCGCGCCCGTCAAATCATCGCTGCCATGCGTGAAGTTCTAGCCCGCGACATAGAGATGACGGGTTTCAACATAGCCGGAATCTTGGCCGAAGATGTTGGAACGATAGGCAGCTATCTCAACAGCATGGCAAAGGATGGGCTTGTGTCCCGCATGGGTCTTAGGCTGCAATACAACGGCAAGACTAGGACAAAGCACATGATGTGGAAACTCAATCACAAACGGATCAAGGAGTTAGAAAATCAAACAATCGAGGCCGCAGGGTCAACCGGCGCTGTGCTCAAAGTGCCGCACAATCAAGCAATCAGAGCAGTTCCATTTGACCAGATTCGGGACGCTCTTAAGTTGGTGCAAAGAGTGCCGACGCACCGTGAGCCGTGATTACCATCGACAATATCTCAGCAAGGAGGCTTTAAAATGATCTTTTTTGGTGGTTTATTTATGATTTTTTTATCTTGTGCCGTGTGGGTTATGTTTATTAATCCATTGAATAGTTCAGAAAATAAACACGAAGTTAAATATGGGTGGTTAGTAGATTGTTGTTTTGCAACATTTATGATGGGCCTAGGAATTATTATTATTGGCGTGTTTTTTTTAATTGAAAGGTGGCTGACATGAAAGCATTCCCACGCGCTGACGAAAAATTTGATTCAATAGAAAAAGACGAATTAAGCATAAACTTGCGTGACTACTTTGCAGCAAAAGCGATGCAAGGATATATGAACGATTGTTATGACTATGATCCAGTTCAAGTTGCAAAACAAGCCTACAGGCAAGCAGACATAATGATGAAAGTAAGGCAGGTATGAAAGATTACTCCGAAAGCATTTTGGAAGTCGATAGGCTTCGCAAGGAAATACACCACGCTGCATCACTCAAGCAATGGTGGAAAGCCTCTGCATTGACTACTGATCTACTAGTGGCAGTATCCGAACTGAAAGTAGAATTCCACGAACTTCAAAAGGATCAACATGGAAAATTATCAGCGGTGCAAAGTTTGTGATCTTGCGTTCAAGGACAACGATAAAGTGCTGTGGTGCAAGGTCAAGACTTGTCCCGAGACTGAACAACGGGAAATCAACGAGCAACAAATCAAAGCGTTTTTCCCCAAGATCAAGCAAACATCCTAGTGCCTTTTTTGTCGATAATAAGCGCGGTTTTTCGGGGCTTTATTTCGACTTGATTCGGGATGCTGACGTGAACCCATGCGTCAAATTCCCGGATCACTTGATCATAAGGCAGGTCACTATCTATCAATACCCCTACGATCTCATTAGGGGTCATTCCAGGCACTCGGATGTCTGCTGCACACCCTAACCTGTGCTGACTGCTATCTTTGCTGCCAACAGCGTCATTAACCGCTTTAGAGCGAAACGCAGAATTGATCATCACCGGTCTGCCGCCCAACAATTGTTTCACCTGCTCAAGAAAGTTAGCGAGCCGAATCAAGTTTTGTGTTTCTTGATCGTTCGGGGTGTTGTCAAACTCGCGGTGATCTGTGTGTGTTAGCTCTGCAAGGGTGAAGTGTTGGGTCAGGTTCATTTCTTTGCGCCCATAATTTTTTCAAGCGTCCTGCCACCAAAGTAGAAGCTCATAATTAGCATTCCCCATTGACCCAACAGTTCGACGTAATTGTTGTTCACCTCAATGTCCCACGCCGACATCATCCCAAACACGGTGTAAGTAATGAGGATAAAAATCAGGGTAGCGGGACGGATGTTCTTGGACAACCACGAATCCGACGACGTATCCGCTTTGAGTCGGTCGGTCAGTTCATGCTGCTCCGACACGTCCGCATTCAGTTGAGCAAGCTCCCCGTTTTGCTGCATCTCAATCAGCTTGAGTTTTGCAGCTTCCGCAGCAGCAGGGTCAGGAAACACCTTGTCGAGTATTTTGCTTCCAATGTCGAAAATTGCAGCTAATGGGAACATATCAACCCCTAAATGTTATTGCGACGTACATAAGCACAGCACCGATCAACACAAAAACCACGATTCCAACAACGGACAGCACTTGCTCTAGCTCTTCGCGTTTCCTAGTAGCACGATCTCGCTCAAGCCTGGCTTTGCGGATTTTCTCTCTAGCTGCTTCGTCTTGCTCACCGGAGATGCGGTTGCGTTCCTTGCACAACTCTTCGTATAATGCCATCTCGCCTTTGAGCGAAAACAGGTCACGCAATTCTTGCTCAAACTCCCTCGCCTGCTTGCGCTGCATGACGATGGTAAATGCCTGAGACAGCACCGATTCTTGCGCTGCTGCTTCCTTTGGATCATCAGGCTTGGGTGCTGCCTTTGCCGCCTCAACCTGCTTGGCGGCTTTTTCTATCTGACCTTGGGCGGTAAAAAACTTGGACAGTTCCCCGTAGCAATCACGGATTTCCTTGCCCATGTTGATCGCCTCTTTAACAAAGGCGACCGATGTTTTAGCTACGGCAAACGCTGCTCCAATAGTAATGGGGTCGATCATTTTGCATAAATCCTCGCTCTTTCTTCCATTAACTTAACGCGAACTTGCAAATCGTGAATGTCTTTGTAAATTTCTTCTTTCAGCCTATGCCGCGCTTCAGCAGACAATGGGCTGTCAGTAGGCGTACCGTTTGGCGTAATCAGAGCAGGCATAGAGCCTTCGATCTTAGTCAGTCTAGTAGAAAACTCCGAAACTTGTCCAAGTAGCCAGGCTAGTGCAGCCACCACTATCGGGATGATCGCTTTGAGTACGTCTTGCCAATTCATGCTTTAGTCACCAAGTGCAGCAATAGAAGAATGATCGCGCCTGCACACGCGATGCCAATAGACTCTATGCGCTTTATTCGCAGAATCGTCTCTTTCCACCGTTCAGCGCACACAGCTTCATGCGTCAGAAACTTTGTTTCAATATTATTCTCCATTAAGCGACCTAAATCCAATTTTGAGTTGCCTCATCCCAAATGTAACGCTTGTCATCAGTTGGCATTGGGGTAGGAGAATTCCATTGGCAGGTAGCCTCGTCTAGTACCCAAGACGGATAAGGCTGTGGAGGAATAAACGCATCGCGCTGCGCGTCGTAAATAAAGCCCAACCCCGCATAGTTTTTGCGGAATGGCGTACCACCGAGGGCGTGAACACCGCCGTGGGTGTTGTAGCTGGTCTGCTTGTAGACATCGCCAGTACGCGCAGTAAGCTCGTCCTCTTTGCCGTTATCTTCATCCCTGCCGACGGTAACAAACACCACGACGTTGTTTCCATCAAGTTTGGCAAAGTGTGCGATTTTAAAATCTCCGTTTAGTTAAGAACTTAAGCAAACGATACGGTTTCGCTAGTTGTTGAAGTTGCGGTCACAGTATAAATTTTGAACCCGCCGCCAGTAGTAGAAGTCTGCGTCACGCCACCGGAGAAAGTTGCGGTATAGGTGCTAGGTATTTTGATGATGACAACACCTGAACCGCCAGCTCCACCATTTCCACCAGCTCCTGCTAAATCTCTTGAGCCTCCGCCGCCGCCTCCGGTGTTGGCAGTTCCGCCTGCTGCGTTGCCGTTTCCAGTTGCTCCATCGCCCCCGCCGCCCGCACCTCCTGTTCCAAAATTTGTTGTGCTTGAACCGCCACCACCACCTGCTCTTGTTACAGATGATCCACTAATTGACGATGCTGTTCCTGCGCCACCCGAGCCGCCAGTATTTGTGCCGGTATTTCCATCACCACCCACCGCACTAGCGCCACCGCCGCCGCCGGATTGGAGTTGGTCTGCGCTATTTCCCCCGCCGTTATTTCCTTGCGATGGCGATGTGGATGGAGTATTGCCAGCCGCACCTGTTGATGTGACTCCATTATTGTTTCCAAGACCGCCACCCGAGCCGCCAGTATTTGCACCTGTAATCGATCCTGAATTACCGCCGCCGCCGCCAGTTGATGTAGTTGAGCTAAATATTGAATTACTACCATTGCCACCGTTTGAACTTCTTGCTGTTGAACCGCTGCCACCAGCGCCTACAGTTACGGTGTATGAAGTACCAATAGAAATTGGTCGAGCAGTAAATTCACGATAACCACCAGCACCACCGCCACCACCAAATTTACCGCCGCCGCCACCGCCTGCAACAACAAGAAAATCGGTAGATATTCCCGCAGCACCACCGGCTAAGAAAAAGTTTTTAGCTGCAAACATTATGGGGTGTATCCTTGTGCGATGCTGCCGTACCAGTTAGTACCGTCAGCGATGAAGGTCAGAATATCCATCTTGCCTGCGGTTGCGGTAATCGTAGGAGCGCCCGCCGTTCCCCATTTAACGCTTGTAAACGTTGCAGTCCCGTTGCCAGTTGAAGCTGCTTGCTTGAGCAACAACACAAAAGACTTACCCGCAGTCGCTGTCGGCATAGTGAACGTGCAAGCTGTAGATGCGGTGAGCGTAGCAGTCTGAACCGTACCGTTAGTTAGAGACAAAGTGCTCGACGATGTAACCGTCCCAATTGCAACGACGCTCTCGACATAATTAGTAACGGTTGGATTATTAACCGTTGGGCTAGTATCAAGCACCATCTTGCCTGTGCCTGTGACGGCATTCGTCAGCGTCACGCCGCCATACACCAAGCCACCGGTTAGCGTAGTCACACCCGTAACCCCAAGCGTTCCACCAACCGTTTCTGTGCCTGAAACAACCAAATTCGTAAAGCTGTTAGCGTTGATCAACTGAAACCGAGTGCCGTCATAAACAACGATTACAATTTCGGTTGCAACCATGTCGCCTGCAACGAGAGCAGTTGATCCTGTGCGCGTGATGGCTTTAGCACCAAGCCCGTCAATGTTTATCGTTGATGCGCCTGTGTTTGTATTAGGAACAACTAACGAAAACAGGTTGCCCGCAGCGTAGGCCGTTAGAGCAGGGGATGCAGTAGCAACGTAGGTATCAGTTCCCGTCACAGTAAGCAGCTTGTCTGTGCTGCCTTGCAACTGCGAGAACCTAACCGCGTCGGCTGCGGCTGTTCCTGCACCAAGACCC